TCGTCAGTCGCCTATCTTCTTTGGTATGCGATCTTCCACCCAGAAAAAACAATCGCAGTCCTCGCCAACAAAGGTGCCACTTCTAGAGAAATGCTTGGGCGCGTTACGCTTATGTTGGAAAACCTTCCTTTCTTTTTGCAACCAGGGTGTAAGACTCTTAATAAAGGTTCAATTGAGTTTTCTAATAATTCTAGGATTGTTGCTGCTGCCACTAGCGGGAGCAGCATTCGCGGTATGTCTGTTAATCTGCTCTATCTCGATGAATTTGCTTTTGTTGAGCGAGCATCTGAATTCTATACTTCCACCTATCCTGTCGTCTCCGCAGGAAAAGACACAAAAGTCATCATCACCTCAACCGCAAATGGAATTGGTAACGTCTTCCACAAAATATGGGAAGGTGCTGAGCAGAAAGTCAATGAGTACAGAAGTTTCCGCGTAGACTGGTGGGATGTGCCTGGAAGAGATGAAGAATGGAAAAATCAAACCATTTCAAATACTAGTTCTTTACAGTTCGACCAAGAATTTGGAAATACTTTCTTTGGAACTGGAGATACCCTAATAAACGCAGAGACGCTTTTGTCATTGCGAGCAAAAACGCCCCTGCGGGTCTTAGAGGGCGGTCTTTTTTTAGTTTATAAAGAACCTTGCGCAAAGCACGAGTACATCATGACCGTTGATGTATCGAGAGGAAGAGGTCAGGATTACTCTACGTTTAATATAATCGACATTACGACACGCCCTTTTGAGCAAGTGGCTGTGTATCGGAATAACTCTATCTCTCCAATACTCTTCCCTAATATTATCTATAAGTATGCGACTGTTTATAACAACGCGTATGTTGTAATCGAATCAAACGATCAAGGTGGAGTGGTTTGTAACGGTTTGTATTATGACTTAGAATATGAAAACATGCACGTTTCTTCTTCTATTAAAGCAAATTCAATGGGGGTTGAGATTACAAGGAAGTCAAAACGTCTCGGGTGTTCTGGCATTAAAGATATATTAGAAAATAATAAATTAGAAATATCCGATGAAAACACTATATTAGAAATCTCTACATTTGTGGCAAGGGGTCAATCTTACGAAGCGAGTGAAGGAAACCATGACGATTTAATGATGAATCTAGTTATGTTCGGATATTTCGCGACCACTCAATTTTTTAGCGATATGACTGATATCAATTTAAAAGAAATGATGTTTAAAAACCAAATGCAAGAAATTGAAGACGATATTGTTCCTTTTGGGTTTATTGATGATGGGTCTGAGGCAATTAGATTAATTGAACAAGAAGAAAGTTATAAGTCAAAAGATTGGTTGATTCCGTCTGAAGAGTGGTGAATTTATAAATAAATGCATTGAGAATTTACCTTGTAATGTTACCTTATCATTGGCTATTAGCAAAGAAGGACACGAATTATGGCACTTTTTTCCCAATCCGCGTCTCCTGGCATCACTATTAAGGAAGTCGACTTAACGGGAGTAGTCCCTTCGGTCACGACTAGCACTGGTGCCTTTGTAGGAGACTTTACTTGGGGACCATCAGGATCACCGATCTTGATTGACAATGAAGCTACTTTAGTATCTTCGTTTGGTTCTCCAACAACAAGCAACAACGTTGACTTTTTGTCAGCGTCCGCATTCCTTAAATACTCAAACAGTCTTTATGTCGTAAGAGAGGCAACTAGTGCAGCAAAAAATGCATATTTCGCCACTGGCATATCTGTTACTGATCCGTACATTAAAGAGAGTACTGATTTTGATAATCAGACTTCTGCTTTAGACTCTGACGGGCATACTTTTATTGCTCGATATCATGGTACGGCAGGTAACAGTATTAAAGTTTCTGTTTGTCCTGTTGAAGACGGCGATGCTGCTTTTTCTTCTTGGACTTATCGAACCGAGTTCGATGCTGCTCCAGGGACTAGCGCACACGCTTCTGCAGCTGGTGGTTCTAACGATGAGATTCACGTTGTAGTCGTCGACGAAGACGGTGATCTTACTGGAACTGCAGGAACTGTGTTAGAAAGATATCCTTATCTATCTCTCGCAACAGATGGTAAAACCGCAAACGGTACAAACAATCATTGGTCGGCAGTAATTAATTCTCGATCAAATTATGTTTGGGCAATTAGCGCGAACAAAGCAAATGACATTGGTGACCAGACGTTTGTAGAAAATTCTACTGCTGCTGGTACTGGCGGTGGCAGAAACTTTGTGCTTGCTGACCCTGTTACGAAAGACTTTAGTTTAGTAAATGGAGCAAATTCTGCAGCATTAACTAGTGCTGAATATCTAACTGGTTTCGACGAGTTTGAAAGCACTGATGATATTCAAGTGGATTTCTTAATCGCTCCAGGAATGTCGGATTCTGCCTCACAAGCAACCGTTGTTAATGATCTAGTTACAACAGCATCTTCTCTTAGAAAAGATTGCGTTGTAGTTACTTCCCCACACCGTTCTGCGGTTGTTGGTGTAAGTAGTTCTGCTACTATAGTTACGAACACAACTAGTTTCTCGAACAAATTAACAGCATCATCTTATCTGATTGTGGATAACAACTACTTGAAAGTATACGATAAGTATAACGACAAGTATATCTTTATTCCTGCTGCTGCAAGTACTGCAGGTATTATGGCGGGTACAGATACTGTTGCTGCTCCATGGTTCTCACCAGCGGGTAATCGTAGGGGTCAATATTTCGGTGTAGCTTCTCTTGCTTATTCAGCCAATAAATCTCAAAGAGATACGCTGTATAAAGCGGGGGTAAACCCAATAGTTAATCTCCCAGGACAAGGAGTAATTCTCTTCGGCGACAAAACCAAAGAGTCAAGACCTTCAGCGTTCGATAGGATTAACGTGCGTCGCTTATTCTTGGCAGTTGAGAGAGCAATCTCTGCGGCATCAAGAAATGTGATGTTTGAATTCAATGACGAGTTCACAAGAGCGGAGTTTGTCAATATTGTTGAACCTTTCTTGAGAGAGATTAAAGGGCGACGCGGTATTACAGACTTCAGAGTAGTATGTGACGAAACCAATAACACAGCAGCGGTCATTGATCGAAATGAGTTTATTGCTAGTGTCTTCATCAAACCAGCGCGGTCTATTAACTACATTACGTTGAATTTTGTAGCAGTTAGGACTGGGGTTGACTTTGAAGAAGTAGTTGGTTTAGTCTAAGGCGCACAAGGAGAAATTAAATGGCAATTTTAGGAGTCGATGACTTTAAATCAAAGCTGAAAGGTGGAGGTGCGCGACCGAATTTATTCAAAGCGACCATAAACTTTCCAGTATACGCAGGGGGTGATGTAGAAGTTACGTCATTCCTCTGTGAAGCAGCACAATTACCTGGATCAACAATGGGTTTGATCACTGTACCGTTTCGCGGTAGGCAATTGAAAATTGCTGGAGATCGAACGTTCGAACCTTGGACAGTTACTATCATTAATGATACTGACTTTATTATTCGAGATTCAATGGAACGTTGGATGAATGGAATTAATGCCCATTCAGCAAACACTGGTTTGGCTAATCCTATCGATTACCAATCAGACTTAATAGTAGAGCAACTAGATAAGAATGAAGACGTTCTTAAGAAATATACTTTCCGAGGATGTTTTCCTACTAATGTTGCACCAATTGATGTCAACTACACTTCAGTAGATGAGATTGAACGGTTTACAGTTGAATTCCAGATTCAATACTGGGAATCAAATACTACTAGTTAATCTCAGCAATAAATACGAGGGACTTCGACGGTTTGGAGTCCCTCGTTTTTTTAAGAGAATCAGAGAACTATAATGGCAGATGATAGTACACTAAAATTATTTGGGTTTGAAATAAAGAGGGCAGGTAAGAAGAAGAGCGATAAAATTCTTCCTTCTGTTGTTCCTCCTATAGATGATGATGGAGCAGGATACGTTTCTGCAACTGGTGGTCATTATGGACAGTACATTAATATGGATGGTGACAATTCCAAAGATAATCACCATCTAATATTGCGATATCGTGGTGTGGCAATGCACCCAGAAGTAGATATGGCGATTGAAGAAATCGTTAATGAATCTATTTCTGCTTCAGAATTAGAATCAAATGTTAGTCTTAACCTTGATGATGTTGAAGCACCCGATAAAATTAAAGATCAAATTTCTCAAGAGTTTGTTACTATAATCAGCATGTTGAAGTTCAATGAACTCGGACATGATATATTCCGTTCTTGGTATGTTGATGGTAGAATATATTACCACTTACTTGTTAACGAAGGCAATCTTAAAGCAGGAATTCAAGAAATAAGAAATATAGACGCTTCTAAGATCCGCAAAGTTAAAAATATAAAATATAAAAAAGATATGACGACTGGCGCGAAACTGGTTGATAATGTCGACGAATTCTATATTTTTGAAGAAAAACCAGGCCAACAAAACTCTGGTGTTAAAATATCTACAGACTCTATTACATATGTAACATCAGGTATTTTAGATGAGACCAAAAAGAAAGTAGTCTCGCATATTCACAAAGCATTAAAACCTATCAACCAATTACGTATGATGGAAGATTCTCTTGTAATCTACCGATTAGCAAGAGCTCCAGAGCGAAGAATCTTTTATATTGATGTGGGCAACTTACCTCGTGGTAAATCAGATCAATATATGAAAGATATTATGGGTCGATATCGCAATAAATTAGTATATGATGCTAATACAGGCGAGTTAAAAGATGACCGCAAACATATGTCAATGCTTGAAGATTTTTGGTTGCCGCGTAGAGAAGGGGGTAGAGGAACAGAAATATCTACGCTTCCTGGTGGTGAAAATTTGGGACAAATCGACGATATTGTTTATTTTCAGAAAAGGTTGTATCGCGCATTAAATGTTCCTGTAAATCGA